GCCCTACTTTTGTTAAACTTGCAATAACATTATTAAATTTCTCTCCACCCGGTCCGGATAGATATGTTTCTATCGCAGTCGTAGCTTTATCCATAACAGTCGTCATCTTTTCGTCCCAACCAAGACTCTGAAACTTTTCGTCTGCTTGCAGTTGATCGAAGAAAACGGTTATGCTATCGGACACTCCCGTTGCCTTATCCGCCATTTCTTTTAACATTGGCAAGAACGGTTTAACTGCGCTTATTTCAAGCGACTCAATCGATCCTTTGAATTGATCTAACGCACCTTTAACGTTATCTCGCATGGTGTCTGCCATTTGCTTCGCTGATCCGTTGGCTTTCTCCATTTTATCGGTCATATCACGAAGTTTATCTCCGCCACCTTCGATTAACTTTGCCCAAGCAGGAGACGCTTCTACTCCGAAGATGTTTGATATTGCGCCAATCCTAGCGCTATTGGATAAACCTTTCATCTTATCGTGTAATTTATCCAACATATCAGCCATCGGCAAAAAGTTATTGTTTTTATCCGTAAGTTTAACACCTAGCGCTGCTAGTGTTTCCCTTGCTGCTTTCGGAAGTTTTGCCATCCGCTCAAATCCCATACGTAGAGACGTACCGGCGGTGTCGGCCTTGATTCCATTCTTAGCTAATAAAGCACTCGCTGCAGCCATTGTTTCTAGCGATTGGCTTGCTTCAGAAGCGATCGGTGCTACATACTTAAACGTGTAACCTAAGTCCATGATTGAAGCTTGAGATTCGTTAGCAGCCTTCGCTAGTACATCACCAATACGAGACATATCGCTCGCCTTTAGATTAAATCCGCTCATGGTCGTCGTCATAATCTCCGCAACTTGACCGAAGTCCTCCCCGGCTGCGACTGCGGTGTTAATCGCTCCAGGCATTGCATCTAGTATTTCGTTAGACTTTAAACCGGCTGCAGCCATAAAGTACATGCCTTCTGCCACTTGTTTTGACGTTAACGATGTATTTTTACCAAGATCAATCGCTTGTTTTTCTAACGCTTTAAACTCATCCGGAGTAGCTTCAGCAACGGCTTTAACTTTCGACATCGCTGCTTCGAAAGTGATTGCAGAATCTAACGCATGTGCCATACCAGCACCTACTCCGACAACCGCAGCGCCTAACGATAAATGTCCAACTGTTAGATCGGTTACTTTACGATTAAATCCTCCGGCCATTCTGTTAAATTTATTCTGTTCGTTGTTTAAGCGTCCTTGAGCAGTTCTTAAATTATCCGTTGACCTCGTAGCAGCGTTTATACTATTTTGCATATCTCTTACCGCTCTTGTTGCATTACGCATAGGAGCGGACAATTTATCGACTAATCGTATCGTAGCTTTTAAATCGAATGCCAATTACTTTCGCCCCCTTTCCATGCGTTTACGTTCTTTCTCTTCGTCTTCTAACACGAGTAACATGGAGGCATAGGCGAATCGTTTCGCCCCTTCGTCCCAATTGTAGACCTCATGCGGAGGAATGTGATGGCGCTGGAATATAGCGTGTAATAACCACGCCTCTCCACCGCTTTTTATGAGTTTGGGAGTTCGTCCTCATCTCCAAATCCGGAAAGCTCCATAATTTCAGCGGATAACTTAGCAATTTCACCGGCCAATAGAAGACTTTGAATCGCTGTGCTAGAATCTCCGTACTTGTCTAGCAATTCCTTTGCGTTCCATTTCGGTACTATACAACCTTTTTCAATAACTAAAGCTCCGAATAACTCTTCGTCTAACTGCTTTCCTTTTTTCGTTGTAAACGTAGCTTGTTCGCGAATCTTCGTTATTTCTTTACCGCCAATACCTTGTAATTCGAAGTCTACTCCGAATCTTTTCATCGGTACTGTCTTCGTAGGCTTGCTGTCTCCAACGGATAGCAGAGCTTTTAATACGTCATCTTGTTTTGCCATTGTTTCGCTTCCCTTCGATTGTCTATCCCGAACGCTTGCGCATTGCATTCGGGAAAATTAAAAAGGCGGATCGCTCCGCCATTAAATTACGTCCAAATACTCAAAGCCTTCGAAAGTAAAAGGTAATTCTTCTTCCACGATGCTTCCAACCTCAAACTTAACGATGTCGATCTTATCGAAGCTAACCGCCTTCAGACGGACACGAAGCGTACCATCGCTCTCAGGGTCGGCAATTTTACCGATTAATTCGGTTACATAAGGAATGCCACTATCGCTCGCTACAGAACCGATTGCTTCCGCAAGCTCAGTAGTAATTTTATATCCGCTAAGTGTTCCGGTTCCTTTTAATCCGGTAACTTTATGCTTGGCCCAACGAGTACCAGCCACTTTGAGTTCTTCCTTCTGAATATCAACGGTAGCTTCGAAGTTACGAACGTTGGTAAGCCAGTTACCGTTTGCGTCGAACACTTGGCCGAATGTACCATTCAATACTTTAGTGGAATCTAAAGACATTCTTTATCACCCCTTTATTAACTAACTGTTACAGTCAGTAGGATTTTCTCCATGCTATCGATTTCACGATAAGCAATCGCTAAATAACAAGTATCACCAACACTTGCGTAGTTAGGATCGAGTCCAACGCTGATGTCTGTAAGTACGTTGTTAATTTCAAGACGCTCCAAATAAGCCTTAACCGCAGCGATAAGACTCTTCTGGCCATCTTCGTTATTGTCGAGCTTTCCAATGTAGCTATCGGAAGCTGTCTTCGTAACGTCAGTAGATACCGCCTGACGAGCGCGGATAGCACGGATCTTCTTACCGCTAGTAGTAATTGCTTGCTCAATTTTGCATTTATCGCCATCATTAACGATAACAAGCGACCCTTTAGACAGCGACGTTTTGATCTGTGCATTAGTCATACGCTTAGTTACATCCGATATAGGCTGAACATCGTATGTTAAACTCTTGTCAATCGCACAACCGGCAATTCGACCAGCGATGAAACTTGCGTATTGATGGGATGTGTAGTTAACTCCGTTGATAACTTCGCCAACTATTAAGTTAACGCTGTAGTCGTCCGCTAAACGAAGTGATCTTGCGTCACCAGTCGCAGGAGTTTGGTCGTCAGTGCTTGCCGTAGCAGGCACAGCGCCGAATACAGCCATGAAGTGTTTACCGTCAGCCTTATTCGTTTTGCACCAAGTAAGAATATTATCCTGCTCGGTAGCAGTTAAATTTACGTCGCTTCCGTCAACAACAAACACGTTGAACGGATAAGCATCGAAAGCAGAGCGCATATCAATCATGTCTTGCGCATAAGTACCGGAAGCATACGCAGGCATCGTATAAACAAGTACCTCTTTGGCTCCACCTTGTAACGCAAATTTAATCGATTGTATGTTAGCAGCTCCGAATAGGTCAGACGCTTGCTTTTCGTTTTCTACGGTATAAAATGTCTTTGCTGTTGCTGTTCCGCCACTGTAAACGGCTAACGGAATGGCTACAGTACCGCGAGCGCCACCAGTAATCTGCGCAATCGCAGCGTTCTGGAAGTTAATATATAAACCTGGGCGTGTCGGTAAAGACGTTGGATCCCAAGAACCCCCCATTTATTTCACTCCTTTATATCGTTTCTGTACGTCCGTAGACGTGCATAATCTTGTCAAACGTCGCTTGATCTCGTGCTTCGCGGACTTGCGTCTGCAATACGCCAAGACAAGCATCGACTCCACCTTCCGTCTTGAAAGGTTGGGAAAAATTAAAACCCTCAACGCGGATATAGCGAAGAGAGCCAGTTATAGGAATTACTATTTGTCCGTTCATTACCTTACGGCTGAAATCGTCCATCTTAGTTAACACATCAGCCGAATCGCTACCGAAGTAAACGACTTGGTAATCACGCTCAACAAGCATGGAATACAACGTATCAGTACTGCGCCTATCGTTAAGAACTCGAACGACGAACGTATTAGGCTTCGGTTCAGTAGGTACGTTTTGCTTCACGACATTTACCGTTGGGTACAGCGATTTGACAAACGCTCCTACCGAGTTAATTTCGTTTACAATCGACACACTACCACCCCTTTTCCCTTAACGCTTTTTCGATTTCTTTCTCGATGTGCTGTTTCCATTTATCCTCATTTTGCTTCGCAGGCTTATCGAGATATTGCGGTATCGTACCAGGAGTCGTAGGATTCTTGAACGACTCTCCGTGCTTTTTCGGATAAACTTCATGCAGATAATACGCATAGTTAAAGCGCTGGCCCGCCCATTTACCTTTTTTAGCGACCTCAATAGCTGCTGCAGAAATCTCGCCTGTCAAATCGATTCCACTGCCTTTTATATCGGTACTCATACTGCGACGTAACGTACCTTTATCTAACGGAGCGACATCTCGTGACTTAATAAGCCACTCATCCATTACATCGTGAAGTCCACGTTTAGCGCCATCTCCAACGATTTGACTAGCTTCCTCTATCGCATTCAAAAATCTCGATAAATCAATACTAATCTCAATGTCTGCCATACTACACCTCCACGACGGTCAGGATCGGCTTACCGTTTAGCCCGCGTTTTACACTAATGTTAAGTGGCTTGTAGGTATGAGTCGTTCCATTTTCGTCAGTAAATGTAATAATGTCGTCATATGAAATCGGCGCAAGTTTATCGAAATAAATCTGAACACGACTTACGGCCTCGCGTGTAATAACTCCGTTCACGTTTCCGCTAGATGTGTTACCGATCGTTAGCTTCGTATGTTCCTGCACACGGCACGGTAGATCGAAAGGTTGTGCCGGTAACGGCTTTCCCCAATCGTCAGTACCTGCGCTTGCAGGCGTGATAGTAACGGTTTGTCTCAATGGAACAATAGCCACGTTACATCACCGTCCATTTCAAACGGGAACCGATCTTTGGTAACGTCGAATTTGCAGGATCAGCGGTAATGATTTGATAAGCGTATTTAGGGACAAAACGAAGCAAATCGTTATTATTAGCAAGCGACGTAACTGACGCTTCTTTAAAGTTAAAACTAGCAACACCTTGGATAGTAACCGAAGTAACTCCCTGCTGCTGCATCTTATTCGTATCGTTAAATACGGTAGCGAGTACCGCGCAGAACTCATATACCGCATTGTCCGGAATTGTATATAGAGGAAAGGCGTTCTGCAGAGTACGCAAGGCCACATTCACTATTCGCTCTTTTTTGGCTGGATCTGTATCCGTCCAATCGTCTATATCAATTACGTTCTGCGATATATAATCGTCAGCATCCCAATAAGTTGCCATGCGTTACACCTCCGTTTTATTTCTCGGAGGTTTTAGCTGGCGCTTTTGCGGGCTTTTCCTCCGCTTTCTTTACAGGCTCATCTACTCGTTCGACATCGGACATTGCGGATAATACTTCGATCTCTGCTTTGTCTTCGGTGGAGTATTGTCCAGCGAAAAATTGCTTTAAATCTCCGTTAACATAAAACCCGAACCTGTCGTAACGGCTTTTAAACTTTGCCATACGGTACCTCCGTAAAATAAAAGCCCGCAAGCGAGAACCTGCGGGCGATTAGTTAATATTAAGACAATCCTTTTAAGCGACCATGAGCTTTTTCTTGCTTGAACTCAAGTGTGTACTCACCAACCAAAATACCAGTAGTGTAGTCACCTTGATCTCCCATGAATTTATGGAAGAAATCACGACCTTGAAGCGGACGGATAGCAGCGCGGTTAGCGTCGATAAGAAGTAATTCGTCTGCGTTCAAGTTGTTGTTCAACACGATTTCGAACTCACCAAATTCTGATACGAAGTGGTCAACTTTAACACCACGGCTGTTTTCAGCTTGAGTAATATAAAGCTTGTTGTTATCGAATGCAGAGATCGCACGCTTTTGCTTTGCGCCTACAACGATTTTGTAATCTCCGCCGGAAGCGAATCCGCCTGCTTCGTATATAGACTGAGCAAGGTCGTTGATGTTAGATGCCGCAAGTGCAGCGTTAACAGCATTAACGTTCGTAGCAATCCAGTTACGGATACCTTTCATTTGGCGAATCTGCCCGCTGGTATATCCAACGCCGCCCAAAACGGCCTTCTCCAATTGTAGGGCTAGTTCTAATAATTTTTTCTGCTTTTCGTACTCATATAAGTCAGAGATTCCGTATTGAGTAACGGCTTCTGCGCTTCCGCTGATTTGGATCGCATCATCGAAGATTTGTGTGTTGTTGGACTTTGAAACGCGAGATTTGTAACGAGCAGTTCTAGCGTCAGCACCTTCGCTTCCTTCTACGAACATTACTTCGATCTTAGCTTGGTCAGCAATTGCCGCAGCAGTAGTTCCTCCGTATGCACGAGTAACAGTTAGAGTGTTACTAGATACCGCAGTAACAAGCATTAATTCGTCGGCAACCTTAACAACGTGACCAGCACGGAAAGGAGTTCCGTCAACAACAGGGATCGAAGTAGCTGCGTTAGTTTGAGCGCCAGATACTTTTGATTCATCGTTATAAAGCTCATCTTCATACCATTGATGGCTAGTCTGCGTTACAGCCTGCCCAAATCCAAGTAAGGAAATCATTGGAGTGGTATGTGGATTAAGAAGAAGCACCTCGTCGACAACGCTGAGCTTCTTGCCAATAAGCGAAGCATCATAAATAGGATTTTTAGCCATTTTAAATAGTCCCCCTAATAGTTAATTGAAATTAAAAAGACGCCCGATATTCGGTGCGCCAAGTTTAGTAACCTAATTCACGTTTTAATGCTGCATAAGCAGCCCTATCATCCATTCGTCCAGTACGTTTCGCCTTTTCTGCCGCTTCTTTCAGAAGTTGTTCAGCAGTCTTAGCGGTACTATCCGGAGTCGGATTCGATGAGCCTCCGATTGTCTTCGGCTCTTTCTTAACTTGCTCTGCCAAATATGGCTTTGCTTGTATTAACGCATCCACTACGCCTTTAACCCCTTCGACGGCGCCGTCATCGTCAACTTGGACGGAGGATAAATCTGCGAGTTTGAATGCGTCTTCTAATGCGTCCGCTCTAATCCCAAGTTCTTTTGCAACAAGCTTGAACTCGGATTTGATGAGACGCGCATTAGCTTTAGACAAATTGTCAATTGCTGTTTTTTCTGCTTCTTCTTTTTCCAATTTCAAGCGGTCGATTTCATTCATTTCAGCTTTTTTTCGGTCTTGTTCTGCTTTTTCAAATTGCGATAACTTACTCTTTAAATCATCGTAGTCAGAATATTTTTTCTGAACTCGATCAACTCGTTTTTGAATCAGCATATCAAGTTCGTCTTGCGTCATTTCGACCTTTTTAACACCAGGCTGTTTATCTTCTTTTTCCGGCTTATTGTCGTCAGGTTTAGCTCCGTCATCAGGAGTATTGTCTGGCGTAATATCGGGCTCGCCGCCGTCTGCGAAATGTTGAAGATTCATTTTAAACGTGTTCATTTATACCTCATCCGTTTTAAGGCCGTCGCCTATTAGTTAATCATCCGAAAGTTTAACGCCATTTCGTAAGGCAAGATAAAAAGAAACCGATTACTCGATTCCGTTAGGTAGTCTCGTAGGACTGATTACATGTTTGCAATTTGGATGAAAAATACCACGGCCGGATTTAACCTCGTCAAGCGTAGGGTAATCTCCAGGTGCGTCAAGTGTTAATTTAACGATTTTGCCCTCCCATATACGGCAAGCTTCGTGCTTTGAATAGTTAATGCTAATTCTGCCGTATAGAGCATCACGGGCAATTGCTTCGTTAATGGTGGAATCCAAATGAGCGGTCATCATCTTTGTTCTAACCGCCATATCAACATAAACTTCTGGCTTCCATCTGCGACCTGCAGCATCAATAATGCCGGTTTCTACCGCTGATCCTAATTGCTGGCGTAAACCAGTAAGTATATCGCTAGAAATCGTCCGCCTGCCGTTAATACCCTTCGCCATATTCGCCCGCATACTATCTGCGGTAACTTGTCGCACAGTAGCACGGACTTTACGGCTGACGTTTTGTGTTACGGCGAGCAAATCCGATTGTGTGTCGGCAATTACCGCTTTTACTAACTCACGGTTAAGCTTGTTAAAACTAGCGATACTAACCGCTTCTTCTACAGTCTTGGCGACTCCAAGCGAATATAGCGTATTTGCAACGCCATCTTTTACCGCTGTTGGGATATGCTCGTTAATCCAACTGGAGGACGTTTTATCGAGTTCTTTAAGAATCTCTGCGATAACAAGTAATGCAGCCTGTGCGTTTGCATACGATAAACTACCTATATCCAAGCGCTCTAACTCTCGCAAAATGTCCTGCATAGCTTGCTTGTACGCTGTTACTAGCTTTTCGATACTGTTATCATAGTTAGGCTTCGGAAATTGGCGGTCAGCCATTACTTACCGCCTCCGCCACCATTGTTCGAAAAAATAGACGAGTCAACGAATCCGTTAGCATTCTTTTCATCTTCTTGAATGCGATCGATAATCTCTTGAGCTTGCGTATCGTCCAAGTTATCCATGCGTTTGATAGAAGACTTAACGTCAAGATTCGGCTTACCGCCCAAGCGAATCTGCATGATTTCGGCCTCCTCCTTATCGTTCTTAGGAAGTCCGTCTTTCCAAGTAATTTTCGGATAAACCGCCTCATATGCAGTGAATCCGTCAACGTCTTCATTGGCGTAATTCTCAAGTTCCATCGCAGTCCATAGCGCATCACGAATCGCTCTATCAACTTGTACGCGGATACGCTTAACCTTCGATAGAATCGGCATAAAGCGAGCTTTAATCGCAGCTCCGTCAGTATGCGACGTACCTGTACCGCCTTTTTCTTGTCCGGCCACGGTCGTTCCGAATAACCACTGTGGCGTTTCACTCATCTGGAAGACTAGCGATAATAACAAGTCTAACTCCTTGAATACACCGTCCAATTGTTGCGTTGATAGGAACGTCATATACCCAGGAGTCTGCTCATCTTTAGATACCGGAACGTACTTTCCGCCAAATCTGATTTCGCCATCTGTACCTGTTTGTAAATCCGGACCATACGCAGTCGGATCGCTGTGCTTATGCAAAATATAATCGAGCTGAACGAGTAAATCGTTAATAGCAGCGAGAACACTTTCTATCTTTTGAACACCGCTGATACCTTCCCACGAATCATCCACCGTCTTATATGGCGAGTGAAAGACTAGCAATCGCGGTACTCCGGTTTCTACAATATCGGAATCTTTGCCTGTAGCGACTTTCTCTCCAATAATAAAGCGTTGGATTGGCGCTCCATAGCTATTGTCTACGTCGTAAGGATGTAGGACGAATTTTTCGTATTGGATATATCCAGGAAGGTGTCGTTCAACGTTTAAGAACGGCTTTTCGCCTTCTCCTCGAACATACACCCATTCGACGAAAGCGATATTGATTGCCTTAAATTTCTTCGCATTATCTTTCGATAACTCAGGAAATACATACGAAGGATTTACCGCCTCGATAATCGGTTCCTTTGTAACACCTTTAGGAACGTAACCTATTGCGGAGAAGTCCTGCCGGTAATCAAAGAACGTTTTAAAGAAGCTGTCTCCACGATAACCTCCGCCAATGACAGACTCATGAATCTGCAAGTTCAAGTCGTTTTCTTCAACGATTCGATTTAACGCTTTTTGCTCCGGACTATCCTCCGGTAATCCAGTTTCGTATGTCGGAGGTTCTCCGATTAGCATATCGGCTGGTTTCGTTAACAATACGTCCATAATGTTCACAGCGATGTATAACTTTTTTAACTGCTTGGCATGCGGTGTATCTTTTAACAAATCGCTCGCCCGCTCGTAGATTTCCCATAGATTACCGTCAAACGTTTTACGGCCACGGTAATAACGACTTAATCGCTCTACGTCTTCAGCAGGCGGAAAGATTCCTTCTGTATAAAACTTCTTCCCTTGCTGGAATACTTCGTAATTAACGCCATCCGATTCAATCGATGCTTCACGCAGTCCAGATTTAAACGGATTTAATGCGTTTAATACATCAGGTATACTAGGCATCCAATCGCCTCCTTTCTATAGCCATTGCGGTTTGTTGTGTATTATCTTTTTACGTTTAATTATGTTTTCAACTGCCGTTTGAAGGGCATCTAAAATATCGTCGTTATCTACATTTGGGTATTGTTCAGCCTGCTCCAATAGCCCTGTAAAGCGTTTATCCGCATGAATCACTTTATTAGCGAATAACGGCTCCATTGACTCGATACGTTGCTCCTTCGATGACTTATGCGACTTTACCTCGTTAATACGGGTATAATAAATGCCTTCCCGTCTCATCCGCTCTTTTAACTGTCGGCTGAACTCATGGAAGGCTCCGATTGTTTCAACGCTAAACGTGCTATGTTTATACTTTCGCATCTTATCGATAATCACATCTATTACCTCATGTGGCATTTTCTTCGATGCGTAGACGTCAAGAATGTAGATATAGCCGGTTTTCTCGTCTTTACCGACGGTAATTACTGCATTATAGTCGGACCGTGCGTTCTTACCCATTGCGATGTCCCACGCACCGCTGATCGTCAACTTACTGTAGTCAATCATCGTTGAATCATAGTAAGCCCAATCGTCAGGTACGAAGAACTGCTCCTCTTCGCTGTATGTCTTCAGCAAATACTCCGAATTAAAGGCCCGTAAAGTCATGTTAGCTCTTTCATTCATCAGCGCTTTATATGTCCAGCGCCAAGGCCACGCCATTTGTACGCCGATTTCCATTTCTTCACGGTTAGCTTCGTAAAAGGCATCCGCATCAACCGGTCCCTGCGCCGAATATACTTCGAGATACCGTTGCCATATCTCCGTATTCTCTGGCGGATTAATTACCGCAGGATACTCTACACATTCGAAGTCTTTACGACTGAACACGTAGTTAATTAGACCGCTTGCTGTAACCGGCGTACCGATGACGATAAAGCAGGTTGCACTCGATCCAATAGGCATAAGAACCGAGTCGAACCAGTGTATTAGCTTTTGGCGGGCTTCTTTCGTTCCTTCATTATTGAGTGAGGAGGGATCATCCGTTATACATAGGTCAGGCCTGTACGATCCGTGCCTTTTCCCGCGAAGCTGTTTTCCTGCAGAAGATGCTTCGACTAATGTACCAGAAGTTGTCACAAATGCTTCTTGATTATCCTTTTCGTTCTGATTGGCCCGCTCATGTAACAATGGCCCGAAGTCAGCGATTAATTTGGCGTTGAATTTCAGGTTTTTATTAACAAATTCAATTAACTTTTTCGCCAATCCATCCGTCTCTGATAGAACGAGAATGTATTTACGTTGGCGAAATACGACTTGATGGAGCGGAAATCCGTTACTGAATTTACCGGACTTTGACAATCCCCTTGCAGCCTTAATGCCGAGGCGGGCATTCCGCTTATTGTTAAGAACGTAGTCAATCTTATCGTGAAAGGAGCGGTGTACAGGCGCTATTTGATCGAGGTCTTGCGGTAAATTCTCGCCGTCAGCCTTGATAAGATTGTCTTCGTTAGCAGGATTGCGTATGTCTGATAAGTACTCGTATTCGAAATAGGCGGAATCCACTTCGGCACGATGAATGCGTTTAAGACGCTTCAGCTCACGTTTAATGCCGACTAACTCCTGTAGTTTATCCGCAGTTAATGCGTTAAGATTAGCGGAATACTTAGCAAGATAAGCGTCCATTGTATCGATCATATCCTGGCGCTCTTTGCGGTCTATCCAGTGGTTGTTTACCCAAGCGATAAATAACGTCCTCCTTTCGATAAGATATTGACGATAGTAATATTTTCCTGTACAATGAATGTAACATAACGAGATTACGATACATTCGTTAAACGGGAGGCGGTTACGATGGAAATCGTTCAACCTATACGTGATAAGAAGCAAATTGAAGCGATGAAAGCTGCGTTACATGGTCGGAATAAGCTTTTATTCATCTTCGGAATTAACTCAGCACTACGTATATCTGACGTTCTTAAGCTTAAAGTCGGAGATGTACGCGGTAAGACTTCGTTAACCGTCCGTGAACAGAAAACCGGCAAGTCTAAGACATTTGCTTTCGGATCTAATCTCGTTAAGGCGATTAAAGAGCTGATACCAGCGGATTCCTCCGATACTGACTGGCTATTTCCGTCACGTAAAGGAGATAAAGCGATAACTCGCGTCCAGGCTTATCGCATTCTTAACGATGCTGCCGATAAAGTCGGGTTAAGCGAGATCGGGACGCATACTCTGCGCAAGACTTTCGGCTATCATGCGTATAAGGCCGGTACGGATCTAGCGTTATTACAGTCGATATTTAATCACGCTAGTCAGAACGTTACGCTCCGTTATATTGGCATCATCCAGGACGATATTAATGACGTGTATGTGAGCGTTAATTTGTAGATAGAACGGAAATAACCGCCAAGTGGCTGACACCTCTGGCGGTTTTATTGCGTTTGTGATAACGTTGATATTACGAGTGGTACCGATAAGACAGTCAAACAACGAATAGCAGCGATAAGATACCGCAACGACCTCCGATAAAGTCCAAAGTTTATTTTTACAACGTGCGATCTGTTGTAGCTTGTCGTGGCCGATTGACGCCCCCGCCTTGGGGGTCTGAACGATGGCTAAAACGGTCATGAATATCGAATACATTATGTTGCATAACGAATGTAACACAAGTAAAAAGTGATACATTGACGGAGTGGTATAAACGTTGATATAACGCCATTCTTAATGGGTAAGCACCGTACATATAACGCCACTACTTTATGCACTCGCATCAACCGCTATATATCAACGTTCAGCAATGCGGCCATATCCGATCCACTTGCATAAAAGTTTGCATACTGGCGTCCGTATATTACCTGCAGCAAGTGTATCGGAATATGACCCCCTCCTTATTTCTGAAAGTTTCGAAGGGGTCATGCGCCAGATCCTTCTCGCAGATGTAATTTCATATCTGTATATTAACGTAAAACATCGCTAATCCCGTTCCTTCATTATATAGACGGACAAACTGTCGTATTATACAACGGCACCCTATTCGCTATCATCCGCCAACAGTCGCTTCAACTCTTCTACATCCGGAACCTTACCGCTATCCTTCGTCTCTACCTCGACTTTATCCGTTAACATCTCCGACATAGTTAGCAATAGCTTCGCGCTAGCTGCGTTCTTATCTTCGACACTAGCTCGATACATAGCGTCAACTACATCCGGTATTAACTTACTCACGTTCCTCTTCGTTTGCTTACGTAACTCAGCGTCAAACTCATCGTTATTTAACCAGTTGTATAGCGTAGCTCTAGTAACTCCGCATTCTTGCGCAATCTCTTCCATCGTCTTACCCGTTCTATTCGGTTGAGATAGGAACCCAATCGCTACTAATTGCTCAGGCTTTAACGCCATTATATTCGCCTCCTTTCGTTTGATAAAAGAATAAATAACAAAACATTCCGCTTCGAGCCTAGCGGCTCTCGCGGTACAGTTTATTAAGTACGCCTATGCACTTATTATATTTAATTCGCTAGTTGCCAAGCGTAAGCGAAGGCAGGCTTTGTCACACAAAGACTAAGAAGAAATTTCGCATGCCAAATAGCCTTCGTCCTTACAGCGCCAAGGCTTCATGCCACTTTTTTCTTGTCCAAATAAGTACACACTTTTACCCTGTTTTGTCCAAATAAGTACACACTCACTAACTAAGCCTTAGCACTAAACAGCGCGCGGAGCGTTTTATCTGGCTCACTAGCCTTTCGGTAGAACACCCACGGATTAAACATATACCGTTCTTCTCCGCCTATTTTCACTTTAGCAATGACATATTCGCCGTCAAATGTCATGTGCGGTAGCCTCTTCGATATGGTCTGTGGATCGACTCCGATAACCTCCGCTAGTTCTTTTCGGTTAAGGAAGCGGATTTGCTCCGGTGTAGATTCGAAAGGATTCGAGCATATTGCGTTTGTATCATAATGGACCAGCGGAAGCATGCGGTATATTAAACCAATGTCAGCGGCCTTTACTTCTTTGTACACTCGTTTTACTTTCGCGGTATATGCTTTGATTACGTATGGATTATCTGTTACACCCCGGAAATGATAACGCGGGTTTACTCGGCAGGTTCCGTCCTCAGCTTCTGTAATGATCCCGTTATCTTTACAAGCTTTGAAGAAATTATAAAAGACGCTGCGCTTTTTCGTGAGCTGCAACGCCTTTAACATGTCAGCCGTAGTCATTCGACTTTTATCTGGATTTACTAACGTGCCGTCTTCGTAATTCATATAGCACTGTAAAAGCACTAAATAACCGCATTGCGTGGTTGTAAGTACGGCCGTTACTTCGTGTATGTGTTCCATAGCGGAGAAAGTGAAGTCATTCTTTTTACCGAGCGCCTTCGCTTCTTCAGCTCTCTTTAATTTGGCGTATGCCTCATCCTGGCTCTTATGCCTGATTCTATATTGGTCCGTTAAATCTTCACCAGTTTCGGTGTTTATCAGTCTTAAATTATTCATCGGTATTCACCTCGAAGCACTCGATTTCACCAACGCGAGTATACTTAATAGCTTTAGCGCTCGCTTGCTCTAGTTCCCGCAATGCCTGCGTAGCTCTCTTCGCTTCACGTTGGATCGCTTTTAATCCGGTGAGTGCATCCGTAATATCTACGTCAATTTTAATCGTTAGTTCGCGCGACTTGTTGTCCGCCATATAACCATCTCCTAATTTGTTATTGGAGCCGTCGGCAGGATTCGAACCCGCAATACCGGAGTACAAAACCGGGGTTTTACCATTAAACTACGTCGGCATTAAAAATAGCGCAGTCCTCGTAAGGAACATGCGCCTGGTCCCAACGTAAATAAGCGCCAACTTAACCCCATTTCGCTTAACCTACTCGCACATGAGCGCAAGCGGCGACCGGAACCCGATCCGACGAAACAGAGTATTGACGCATGATCCCGCTTTATTTAACGTCTTCGGGAGTCGGACGGGCTGTTTATCGTATGAGTCACTATACGATTTGCCGTGCGTCAACACAGCGTTCGGATTCCGATAGTAGCTACTCCCTCATCCAACTGGACTGCAAACGGGTATCGGAAACCCAACGTTATACTGAAATTTCTCTATCTCGTATATCCGCAAAATCAACGTAAATACAAGTTTCCCTATACTGTATAGCCACAAAATAACGTAAAGTGTCGTATTTAATCTTGAATGTTCGCCTGTTGTTCGTATATACTAAGAACAAACGTTCCTATTTACGAGGTGAATACCCATGAATAACGACAGAATTGACCCGAATTATCTACTCGAATTGAAAGACCGTGGTAACATCAAGTGGACCGCCATGATGATAACAGAACACCGCGAATCCCTATTTCACATGGCCGAAGCGCAACAAGACGTTCCTACACCACAGCACGACCCTGACATCTTAGCGGAAATGTCCGAAGTTCTAGCGTCTGCATTCCACCTGCAAGATCCGGTGCAGCTTCGTTACTGGAAGGATAAACGGTACATTGACGTTACCTGCTACGTAAGCAAGCTTGATCCGTATAAGAAGGCGATATTGGTTTCGGTTGACGAGTACGATAAGCGCTGGATTCCTGTAAAAAGCATTGTTAGTGTAGAGACAGAGTAGCTGCTAACGTGATATACTTAATCACATGATTTATATAGGAGGTACTTACCATGGCAGATACGTTTACACAGCAAGAATTAGATATAATCAACGATTTAGATACTTTATCTAGCGACGAAATTATTGCCAAGTACAGTATTGTCGGATCAACGGAAGAATTAGAAGCGATGCTTAAGATGGCTAAAGCGCTGAAATCTATGATGTAAAAAAGGCGTAGGGATAACGGACTCCCTACGCTTCTTACTTTACAACACATACGATATTAATTCTCCAATAGCGGTATCCTTCCGGTATTGCCTCCGCCTCTCATCATTCCGGATCTTGGCAGTAGCATCCACGAAATTGTTCTCGTGTGGCGCCCGTTTCCTTCTCGTTGGCGTCTTATAATTGCGTCCATCAGTCCCTACTTCTTCCGCCATCTTAAACGGAGCTTCGCCGCCCTCCCTCCGCTCTAACTGACGTTCTGAGAAGAATGGATATTCCGTATTCCTCGATTTCAACCGGTCCGTGTCCGTTAATTCCTCCATCAGAATGTAATCGGTAAGTCGCTCTAGCTGTTTGCCATTCGGAGTTTCTCCGGTTCCTTCCACATAGGCATTAATCAGCGAATCAATGCGTCTCATACGCTCTTGCCGATCCGCAATCTTCTCCGCAATCAATTCGTTAACCGCCAAGATAAACTCTGCTTTGTAATCCGTTCCTCTTCTAAACTGTCTCATCTAAACTCTCCTCTGCTGGTATAGTAATTTCTCCGTAATCCCAATCTGCGTAAATCTGAGCAATTCGTTCAAGTGCTCTATCAAGGGCTTCAGTTAACGTATTTCGAGCTATTCCTACGTTGGTAGCCGCTTCTGCATGAGTCAAATCCATCTCATAAACGTAATAGATAGACTCACGTTGCCTCTTCGTTAGACCTGCGCGATCAATCGCCGTCTGCAAGTCAATTAGTATATCCGAGGCGATGTAATCGCCAGCGTGGAATCTACGCTCTCGCAAGCGATGTATGTCCCGGAGTAGAGCGGATACTCCTTCCTTATCGTTCAATGCGTATTTAATTTCATATTTGCGATGTCCTTCGTCTAAATCCACACGACATAATCCCATTCAACCACTCCTTTATTTAAGTAATGTTAGAACTACGTAACCGATAATTGATGCCGATACTATAACGGAGGCTACTCGAACCGCCGGCCTATTTTTGTTATCCGCTATATTCAAGAACATTCCTAAAGTCATCCAGACAATTACGTATAATCCGTACCAAAACATAGACAATCCTCCCATTATTTCGTTATCTTATCGTTAGGTTATCGTCAACAACCAAGCTATAGGTCAGCGCACCAAAGAAAATCGAAGTGGTATTCAAGGAGCCGAAGTCCAGACCGCTGAACAAGCGATTTCGGACGCTCCTCTACCGAATCAAGACGTGGGCCTAGCGACCTGCGTCTTTTTATTTGTGACTAACGCCAAGTTCCTTGCATGTCCGCCAGTTATCCGCATATAATGGTAAGTAATACCGTTACTTTCGAAAGGATGTCGTTACATGGCGTTCATTATCTATAATCCCGCTGAATCCACTGCGGAAAGGTACATAACTGTCGATAAATTCGGACGCATCTATATGTCGGCTAAGCTACGTGATGACCTCGGAGCTAAAGGCATTCCGTTTAAGGCTCACGTTGCTTACGATCCAGACGAGCAGATTATTGGAATAGCGCGACCTGGCACCGTAACAGGCACGGACAATATCGAGCCGATTACTTTCGATGCCAAGCGCTCCTATGCGTCAGTAAGGCGCTTCCTAAACAAACACAACCTCATGCCCGGAGATTCGAAAGTGTACGTCTTTACCGAAAAGAAGAACAACTGGTATTGCTTCCGTGATAAAGCGAAGGAAACCGGCGCTAAGTAAGCGCCCTTTTGCGTTTATCTAGAATATCGTTCATAACGTAATCTATTTGCTGATATAAAGCTTTAAATCCACTGTCATTATGAACCGTATAATCCGCTGGAAAAGATTCTGTAAACGACTCTGTGCTGTGGGTTAAATCCTGTAGCGAATACTCATCTCCGAGAGCATGAATCCTCTCTAGGCGGTGTTGAATAGGGCAGTCAATATAGACAATAATGAATCCCTGCCCACGTAGCTCATCGTACTCGATTGGAAGCCGTAGATCCGTTACCACTACGTTAAACGGTAGCTTCCACTCACGGCCATAACGATCGATACCTTCGAACATTTTCTTAATCCATATCCTCTCGTCTCGTTGACGCAATGTCTCCCCGAACCACTGCAATAACTCACGCGGTTTCTTCCCGTCTTCAGGTTCGCCAAAGATTTCGTACGCGTATCTTTTAAGTTCATCAGCAAATGCGAATCTAACAAAGCCATAATGCTCCTTTAAATACGCAGCAATAGTATCTTTGCCGCTTCTCATCGGGCCAGCAATTGCGATCTTTATACCGTCCAATCTATCGCCTCCATTTCCCGCCCATAACCGACGCCAACCGGTACAGAGCGGGATTTATTGTTATTGCGGACATTTAACGATTGCCAATTTCGTTAATTCACGTACTCCTTCGGAATATCCAGACCTAACGCCCGTCTTAAAGCGATTGCCTTACCGATATGGACGTTGAAGCAGTCATCAGGAGCGCACTTGGCTATTCCTCTTCCTCTGATTGTCTCTCCGTATAGGTAACGAATTAGAACAACGACAGTTCTCTTCTCACTATTAGTGACGGACTCAACACGGTAAAAGCAGTCATTTAACGGTGACTCTTTAGGGAGGTCTCTAGTCCTATCCGATCCTATTGCGATTAAATCTTCCACATCTCGCTTCGCCTTTTCGATAATATCTTCACGGGTTAACATTACAGTGTTGGCTTTAAATCTCTCAAGAATCGTTTTAGAAAGTTCCTGAGCTATTACTTGCGGTGGCTTGCCATACGTATTATGAATCGTAATAGCCGGAGCTTGATTTCCTTCTAACGCTTCTACTCGCTTGCTCAACCTTACGATTTCTGCGGAGAGGCTGGCGATTAACTCTAACGTTTTATCTCCCGTTACTAATTCGAAATCATCTTCATGTACAAATCTACCAGACGCATAATTAACAATTACCGATTTATAACCTACATGCGTTATCGTTACTTCTGTTCCAATGGGTATTTCGTGATCCACGCTATCCGCTACAATACGTACCTTATCTCCAACCTGCGCATTCCTGTTATGTTTACCTAACATGTTAGTTCGTCCTCCTTCGTATTCTGTTGGTTTTGTCGTTGGTTTACCGTCTGACATACAAGTTTCGCACCGAAAAGATCCTCTGTTATCGCATGAACTGCACCAACTCAATACAACCGCCTCCACTAGTTTTTAATTTCGACTTGCATTCGTTTCCTTCCGAATTGCTTTACGGAGCTTCTTGACGGCATATAGATATCTAGGCGCTTGCCCTTTATATCTCCGCCTCGGTCCGTACAAGTGAACGTCCTACCCATCTCTGGAATGTAAACCTTTGTGCCGAAAGGTATCTCCGGAGGGCAGGCGACATCACCGCTTTTAACGGTGCTGCCTGACGCTGTAATGCTGTAATCTGGATCTCCCGGGCGTTTGCCCGTATCTTCGACTGAATTGGTATATGCGGTAATTTCAAACGTTTGTAATCCGTTAGTTTTCGCTTCCTCTTTCGGTAGCATGGCTGTTAACGTCAAGTAAACAGCAAATGATAAGCCAGCTATCGTAATAAGATCACTTCCTTACTTCTTCGTTATATCGTTGGAGCCAATGGCTTGCTCTCTTTTGGAATACGTTACATTCGTCAGTCTTACGAACCAGTCTGTATAACAGCCATACGTTAACTGCGAGAGAAAACAATGTTAATCCGCTCATTATCGATACCCCTTCCCAATTTGTTCAATTAACGTTCCGTAAAATCTCGGCAAATGCGGGTTTAGCGAGTTAACCATCTGACTTGCGATTGAACCTATTTGTGGCTCCGCCTCTTTACCATTCGGAGATAATTCACTTGATCTCTGGCGGCTAACGTGCCATAGTGACCGGAGATTAAACGAATGAATAGATTCTACTGCTCGATACTCACCGATTCTGCGACGTGCTGCCTGTTTCTTCGCTCCTTTTAAAGTAGCGTCAACATATCGCTGTAAATCGTGCGCAACATCATTTTCGATAAAGTCTCTGCGATCATCTTCCGTTACACAATCGTCAGGAAATACGATAGTCAGTCCGTGTTTGATATAATCGACATAGCGACCTGACTCGTAATTCTTCGAGTGTCCGACGCGATAGCGATTCATCTGTCCTTCTGTAGATCGATCGTAAATCATCTCGTATACAAATGACACTAATTCCAGCGGTTCTCCGTGCATCTGTTCAAATCCATACTTATCGACGACTCCTGGCTTACTTGGTGTTTTATAATTCTTCTCAAATGCCTTGACTAGAATGGCGTCCATTGGGTATCCGTCAAGCAAGTCGATAGCCTTAGTAATTCCGATTAGGTGTGCTTGAGGTTCAACGGAGAATATTCGAAGAACCTTTCCTTTGTACTCCCACTCCTTCTCTAACGTTTTATTCCACTCGCGTTGCGGTAAGTTTGCTAAATCGTACATTACTCCTCATCCCCCTCTAGTAAGTCCGTTAAATCTCCTAAATCAACCTTCGTTTTCAATGCGATTAATCCGACAGCTAACTGCAATACCTCTATGCGCTCCTTTTGGAACTTATAGAACAAGTAAAGGGCGAACGTTGCAACGAAGGACCATGATGCAAGAAATGTCGTTATCATTTGCGGCCCTCCTTTTTCGTAACTCCGATTAGAAACGAAGCGAAAATAAGTACCGCTGCGAACATGAACGTATAGACTTTTTCACTAGTCATTACGGAAGCGATAAAGAATAAACTCGAAAATCCCGCCACTAAACCGAGTAAAAAAGATGGTAAATTCATTTATTTCGCCTCCGTTCCAGTGTGGCCAAAACCGCCTTCGCCTCGATCCGTCTCGTCCAGTACGTCAACTACTTCGAAAGAGGCTTGCGGTACGACTGCGAGTACTCCTTGCGCGATTCTATCGCCGTGATTTACGATAAACTCCCGATCTCCGTGGTTAACGATCAAAACCATAATTTCGCCTCTGAAATCACAGTCAATTGTGCCTGGAGCGTTAAGCACCGTGATACCTCCCTTTACTGCGCTACCGCTGCGAGGGCGAATCTGCACCTCATGTCCTTTCGGAATCGCCATCCGTATTCCAGTACCGATTAATTTACGTTGTCCCGGATAAACGACTATCGGGTGATGATCCTCGACAATCGATAAATGAGCGTCATTCAATCGGTTTGCTAATCTGCTAAGCGGAATATAAGCGTGTAAATCGAATCCAGCAGCGCCGGACGTTTGATAATCCGGCACGATGGAATCAGGGTAAACTTTCGCTAGTTTAACGGGAACTTTCGGGAATAATTCTGTGTTATCGTGATATACCATCCGATCATCCTCCTCTGCTAATTTGCTAAATACTTTCTCATATCGAGTCATTATTTTCTTCGCAACTAGATGTGCTTTATCGTCACTCATGGCGTCCACGATTAGCGAGTCTTTTGATTAAATCGAATAGTTTACCATATGCACACCATATTGATGCAGCGATGTAGCATTCAGCGCTTGTTCCCCCAATTAGGTATGTCACGAACCACGCCAATACTCCAAGAAGAATATTTGAAATAAACGATGTAATTCCTTCCTTACGTAACACCATTAAGCGGTTCCTCGCTCTCTGTTTATCGTCTCATCGATTGTGTCTGCTACATCCGCGAACCAACCGCGATAACCTTTTAATAACGTACAACTTTGTACTTTTGGCGTGTACTCTGCGAAGTGTTCGATATACCACTCGAAAGGCGTCTTACCTTTGATGATGTTCTTGGCGTTATCGTTTTGCGCTAGTGATCCCGTAAGAACCACTTTAGAGCCTTGTTTAATACGAGTTAGAATTGTCTGTAGCTCGATTTTTTCGAGATTCTGAACTTCGTCCACTATGATGAAGGAGTTATCGTAGTTTACTCCGCGCTCATAGGTCGGCGTAGTCATTACGAGCTTGTTAAAGCGAATCCAGTTATCAGCGCCAATCTTACATGCTTCTAACACTTCGAGAATCGGCTTCATGTACGGAGCCTGCTTATTGGCGAGCGATCCTTCGAGATACCCTAGTTCTCTACCGCCTACAACGTGCGATGAGCGAATGTAAATCAACCGGTCGTAATCACCTTTCTCTACTTGATAAACGCCTGCGAAGGCTGCGAGCGATGTCTTACCTGTACCTGCCCGCCCTTGACAGAAGATTGCTTCCACTTTTTCGTTGAATAACGCCTGAGCGTAATCGTATTGATGAGGGTCTTTATACTTATCTAACGTGATTCCTTTTTCAGATAACCACTTTCCGCGAATGTCGTTCAATATGACCCCTCCGTTTTATAGATCATCTTTTACTGCTGCAGCTTTCGTATATGCTCTCGGCTTGCCTTCGAAGAAATCTGTTTTGATTCCGTTTATATTCGCAAACTTAGCGATCCAAGGAAGCGGGTCTTTATCTATTTCCGGAAATAGCGGAGACATGTCTAGCATTTTTAAACGTTCATTCGCTAGATGCTTGATGTACATTTCGATAAGGTTGCTGTTTAATCCGTCAATCTTATCGCCAACTACGTACTTTCCCCATTCGATTTCGGTTTCTACCGCTGTAGCCATCATCTGGCGAAGTTCCTCGATTCTTTCTTGTGTAAATAGATACGGATTCTCTGCTCGCATTTCGTTTAAAATATTGCGGAATAAAACAACGTGCGTTAACTCATCACGATTGATATAAGATATTTCTTGCACGGTTCCGTTCATTTTACCTAATCTACCTAATGCGTAAACGAACGCAAAGCCGCTATAAAAATAGATTCCTTCCAGAATGAAATTGGCCATGCAGGTCTTGACCAGCCCGAAATCCGTTGGATTTTTTATAAAGTCGTTGTATAATCCGCCTATGAAACTAACACGTTTCAGAAGTAACTGATCATCCTTCCACTGATACAGAATGCTTTGCTGCTCCGTTGGGTTGCAGATACTATCGAGAATATAACTGTAACTCTGCGAGTGTATCGCTTCGTCTGCGGTCTGAAGCGTCAGGCACAAGTTGACTTCCGGTGACGTGATATAGTCGTTAATATTCGGTAGGTTTGCCGTCTGAATCGAGTCAAGAAAGATAAGGAACGAGAGAATTTTATTCAAACTCTCTCGGTATTCAGTTGGAAGGTTGCGGTAATCGGTGACATCCTGGCTCATCGGTATTTCTTCGGGAATCCAGAAGTTGTTCATACTGGCCCGATACCATTTCGAAGCCCACTCGTACTTCGGACGGTTGAACTCTTGAAGATTCGTCGGATTACCTCCGATAATTCGTTTTGCCGCAATGTCTGTATCTCCATTTGGATTAAATAGTGGTCTAGTCTGAATCTGTATCATTTTTTACCTCCTTAAGCACTACAAGATACACACTCTTCAATTTCAAGTGATTTAGAGCGGACATAATAAACAGTTTTCATACCTAACCTCCACGCTTCGTAGTACAGGTTAAATATTTCGCGCATTGTTATATTCTCAGGATCGACGTAAAGATTAAATGATTGCGACTGGTCAATGTATCTTTGTCTTACAGCAGCAGCGCGAATAGAATACATTTGGTCAACTTTATGCGCTTCTGTATAGAACCAAAATGTCTGAGGGCTTAAGTCCGGAGCCGTTTGCGGTATCGTCATGCCTTTCTTTTCTTCGAGCCAGTACTTGTCTTGCACCGGGTCGTTACATGCGGACGTATTACCGTAGATACTAGAGCTTCCGTTTGGAGCTGGTGCCATCATGTAGGAATTACGTACGCCGTACTTAGCACATTCTTTACGCAACCAATCCCAAATCAATCCGCCAGTATAGCTTCGTAGTCCTCTTTTTTCGAAGTATGCGCCAGTTTCCCAATCGCTTCCTTCGCTTGCGGGACATTTACCGCGTTCTTTAGCGAGTTCCATTGATGCTTTGATTGCGAAAAAGCTCCACTTTTCAAACCATCTATTCGCCCATTCCAAATGCTCTTCGGATTCCCATTTAATCCCTTGTAGTGCTAACGCATGATGGTAGCCCATCGAACCGAGTCCGACAGCACGGTATTTCTTATTCGTTACCTTGGCGAGTGCCAATGGATAATCGTTTAGATCGATACTCGCGTCCATTGCTCGCATTTGAGCCGTAACGACTTCTTCTAACTCTCTGTCGGTAAGATTTCGTGAGATTACCGTTGAAGAAAGATTACAAACTACGAAATCAGAGTATTCAATGTCATGCGTATCGATTTCTAATCCGTCAGGTAACGTTACTTTCTTCGGAACAAACTTCGTTTCTGACATGTTCTGTGCGATTTCTGTACAAAGATTAGTCGAGTAAATCATTCCGCTATTATTGCAAGGATTTAAGCGGTTAACGGTATCCCGGTTAAAGATGAATGGCCCGCCAGTTTCTAGAAGGGAAGTAATGACGAGTTTAACGATGTCCTTAATTTTCACTTCAATACGTCTGAGACGTTTGTTTTCGATACATTGGCGATACTTCTCTTTCCATTCTTCGTCGTAGCTATCTTCAAGCCTAAAGCCCATCTCCTGATCGATTTCATACGGACAGAATAAGTACCACGTCTGCTCCATGTCATCCCCGGCCATCTTCCAGAACAAGTCCGGTACGCAGATACCTTGGAAAATGTTATGTGCTTTTAGCCGGTCGTCACCACTATTCGTCTTCATCTTCAAGAACTCTAACAAATCAATGTGGCTCATATCGATCCATTCAGTGACTGACGCATTACGTGTTCCAAGTTGGTCGATATATGTGGAAGTATCGTCATCCAATTTGATACCAGGAACTACGCCTTTACTAGCGTTTTTAATTCCACGGACTGACGATCCACGACCGCGAACCTTTCCCCAATACTTACCCATTCCGCCACCGTTCTTGCTGACTTCTGCGAAGTTATCAAGCGATGCGTAAATACCTTTGCGTGAATCCGGTACCGTATCGATAAAGCAGCTCGATAATTGGTGATGGACTTTCCTTGCCCCGCTCATTGTCGGAGTAGCAAACGTAAACCGGAGTGTAGATGATAAATCGTAATACTTTTTCGCCCATTTCATCTTATCTTCTGTCGTTTTCTCAACCGAAGCTAAGTGCATAGATACGCCCATGAACATCTCTTGCGGTAATTCGTAAATCTCTTTATCTGCTCCACGGATAACATAGCGGTCTAGCAAAAGTTTCAATCCGCTATAGTTCAAAAGATAATCACGTTCCGGTTTGATATATCGGCCAAGCTCGTCGATCTCTTCTTTCGTGTAACTCTGAAGCATATACGCTCCGTATAGTCCTTTATTCGTTAACTCAACGATTAAATCGAAGAAGTCTCCGTATCCGAAGTGGTTATACGCTCTGTTAATCGCTGCCTCTTTGTATGCGTCATATGCCAGGAGCCTACTCGCTACGAATTGCCAATCCGGTTCGCTGATAGACGTCAACTCAATCGCAGTTTGTACGAGAGTGCGCTGGATTTGACGAGTTGTCATTCCGTCTTTTAACTGCATCTCTACTTCTTTAATGAGTCGGGCTGCGCTGTAACCTTCGTACCCCTCGCAGGCAAACTCTGCAACCTTTCGCAGTTTATCTAAATTAAGCGATGTTTCTACTCCGTTACGCTTAATGATTGTCGTCATTCAATTCCTCCTGGTCTATTAGCGCTCTTGTCGCTAGGATTGCGTTACCGTATCGTTCTAATTCTTGTCTTTCAGACTCAAGCTCACGTTCTAAGCGGTTGATATTGCGCTCGATTTCACGGTAAGTCCGTTCCTGCTCCTTCAAAATTAGCTTGTTTACGCTCATGCGGGAATCATCCCCTCTCGGATTAGATATACGAGTGTTACCGCAATCGCATCCGCCTCATCTCCGCCTTTGTTAAGCTTCAATTCCGGATCTCCGAAATATTTCCGCACAGCTTCAGCAATCATTTCCTTATCCTTTCGTTTACCGTCCGACCCCGTAACCTTACGCGCCCACGCCTTTACCGTTTGAATATTGACGTCAGCAATTTCGTAATCTGCCAGTGAGAACTCGGTCACTCCATGCGCTTTAAATATTTGACGAGTGGGTAAGTTATGGCGGACGATGCCTTCCTCACGTGGAATAGTTCGCTCAATTTCCGGATACCTTGCGATTATTTTCAGGATACCTGCGTGAATTTGGCGCAATCGTTCACCGTCTGACAGCTTCGAATCTGATTTAATTAGGCCGTAACCGGTAAGGTAGGCGGTGCGTTTAGAAACGGTAATTACCGCCCAACCGCTCTTTGTTAATGACGTGTCGAGTCCGAGATAACGTTTATCTATATTCCTCGACCTCCAGTAATTTTGTTTCATCAAACGGATCAAAAGTAATTTTTGCAGGACAACACTGCACTTTTCCGTTCCTAAAATATTTAATCCAAAGGTCACCAGCTTCTTCGCCTTCACCGCTTAGTTTAAACAGAACAAAAGGGAGTTTTTTAGATACATCAATCATTTCCTTCTCATGCTTATACCATTTGCACGGCTCACCGCTCTCAAATAAGTACTCGTAGTCGTAAATTAACTCTTCTAACTTTCCCGTGTGAACTGGCGGAGTACATTCCAATTTAAAGTACGTATAATAACCCACTATTCAAACACCTCCAGATATTGCATGAGCTTTTTATGATCGGATTTACCGGCCAAGTTGCTATTTGCGTAATTTCGTTCAATACTTCGCAATTCTTCTAAGTTCTCCGCAGTAATTGAAGAATGGCAATGTCCACCAAAGTAAGGACAGAATCCGCATTGCTGAACGCAATCAACGGTTACTTTTGGTTGTTCGCCTTCGTAAACCATTCGTGCTTGCTTCGCTAGATCCGCAAGTAACTTTTCCTGCATATCGTCCGTAATGTTAAAGTAAAATGGGCGAATATCTGCGAGTGGCTTTCCGTCAGCCCATGTCTTCTGGCCTTTCGTAACGGACGATTTATATTCATCTCCGAACCAGTCCGGCTTTTGCGTAGACTCGTAAAGGATTATTCCTTCGCGAATGCCGAATATTAGTGATTCTGCCGTTACCTGGCGCAAGTGTCCTTCGTCCGGTCCTTTGAAATCGAGTTTCGAGTTCATTGATCGAATGCCGGTTGCTTTTGTTTTGTATTCGAACAGTAGAGCTTTTGACTTTTCTTCTCCTCTGTACGATAGTATCCCGTCTGGTTTTGCTGTTATGGCAAACTTTACACCGTTATACTCAAATACTTTTCTCATTTGAGCAGCGTCCTCAAACGCATACTCCTTTTCTCCGCCAGTTACTTGGACATTAGCAATAACAAACTTCGCCTTATCTCCTAGCACTTTCGGCATATGAATCATATCCAACTGTAGGTATTCGATAACGGCGCTGCCAATCCGCCGCTGACGCCCTCTAAACGGTAAGTCGTCCGACTTCGGAGCCTTTACCTGTTGATTACGGAAGAATACTTCTAAATCACATTTATCGGTACCTGACGCGCCAAACGTTACGAGTCCGTCATTCGGGTAAGGATTCCACTTCAGATAGCGTAGCTTCTGCTCGTAAAATGAGCGGGCAATTCGGTTATCATGGAATCCGGAAGCAGGAGACGCATAAAAAGCGTTCAACTGTTCGAGAAACTCTTGCTCAATGCGCTCTCCTCGATCCATTGCGTTTGATTCTGCGATTTGCTGGCGTAGTGCTTGCGCTCCTACTTTTGAAAATAAACTCAATCAATCGCCTCCTAGTAATTACATGGTCTTCCGACTGGCTCTTGTGGAACTGGCATATTTTCTCTTATTGAATACATTTCACGTTCGTATGAATCATAATCAGGTATTGCCTTTTCGATAACTGTTTCGGATACCATTACTTTATACCCTTCGTGAACAAGTCCGCGAAGTACTTGCTCCGCATTATGGTCACGGGCCATCTTAAACTTAGCGAGAACTACCAAATTTTCATCCATAACTTCAACGATAAATCCACGGCCTTTGTATATTCTCATTTTCATTACAACTCGCCCTCCTTTAGACGATTCATAATGGGCATAATCTTTGGTATGCTGGTACCACTTGCGATAACACCCCCGTTTTTTATCGCTAATACTGTCGGTACGCCCATCACGCCGTATTGCGCTGCCAGCCCCGGTTCTTCATCCACGTTAACCTTTACGAAAACTACATCCGCAATTTCTTCAGACATCCCCTCGTACATAGGAGCGAAGATTTTACATGGTCCGCAATGCGTACCGTAAAAATCAACGAGTACAATCGGATTCTCCTCGATAAGCTTCGTTAGCGCTGCGCCATTTACCTCAATAACCATTAAACAGCCACCCACCTTGTAACAGTAATTTCTTTCTTAACTACTTCGGTAATATCGGCGTCTCCGTATTCTTCGTAGTGCCATTCGGTAAAAGGAGAGCCAGAACGCATAATGTACGAACTGTAAAACCTTTCTCCATCAGTAAAGATTATTTCTGCGTTTTGATACTTTCCGTCCTGTTCAAACTCTCCTTCCTCTACGACTTTTAGCGTAATTCCTTCGTGTTCAATCTCACCTTCAAAGAATAGCTGAATAATATCACTCTGTTTGAGTTTCATTTGACCACTCCTATCGGAATATTAATCGTTTCAACGTTTCTGCGGCGCCAACATAGAACGGAATCGGTACCGTTGGCAAGTCAACCTCCCGCTCTTTTACGGTTTCTACTGGATGCGGTTTATTCGCTATCACCGCAATTTCACCGATCCATTTATCCTGGTTAATATCGTGCTTGCGAATGGCTTCGATTTGCTTTTCAATGGCGAATATCTGAGCATCTACTTTTCGTTGATAATCGAGTAGCTCGGAATATAACCAGGTAAAAGCTGCGATTGCTAATGCGATAAGAATGATATTGCGTTTCTTCATTCGATCGCCTCCTTTAGTCGGAGAGGCGCCAACCCCTCCGCTATGTTAATCGTTCAACGCTTGCCAATTGCGCTAAACGGCTAGTACCTGCTGTTCTTCTGATTGTGCTTCTTGCGTTGCCATCTGCAAGTTTTTAACGGCAGTCTTGTAATAACTATCCTTCAACTCCACACCAACAAATCGGCGGCCCATCTTAATCGATTGATAGCCTTCGGAGCCGATTCCAGCAAACGGACTGAATACGATGTCTCCCGGATTACTCCAAAGCTCTACACCTCGAGCGATTACATCTAATTGAAGCGGGCAGATATGCTTCTCATCTTTCTCTTCGCGGGCTGATCGATATTGAAGAGTATTAGAAGGATTAATGTCCATCCATACTGGAGAAGCGTATTTTTGCCATACGTATACGGATCTCCACATTTCAAACGGCCATGGTTCTTTTCCTTTAGCACGATGCTCTGCAGCTTGTTTTTCGTAAGCTTCGCGTGATACGTCTAACCCTTCGCCAACAAACTCTTCGAACTCTCCGCTGATTGGCTCTTCATTAACGCCTGGTTTACGTAATGTTACTAAGTAATCCGGAATACCCTGGCGGCTCATAGCGCTGTCTTTGACGATCTGCTTATGGAGCAATCCAAGTGCCTTCGTACGTTGCTGAGCTACCACGGGATCTTTCCAGATACATACTTCGGAGTGGTAAATCCAACCTTCATCCTCAAACGCCTTGATGATTTCGCCTCGGAAGTCGCGGATACCGATATAACCGTGATGCGTCTTACTAGTCGGCAAGTTCATGCAATGGATCGATACCAAGCGCCCTGGCATGATAATCCGGTATAATTCCTTAATTAGATAACGGAAGTGTTCGAAGAACTCTCCGTCTCCTTTGCAGTTTCCCATATCGCGATCACTGTTGGAATACGTGTATAAGGATGCGAAAGGAGGCGAGAAAATGGAGTAATGAACGCTGTTATCCGGGATACCTTTCGTTACCTCGACGCAATCTCCGTTATAAAGAGCAAAGTTATTTTCGATAGCTTGATTTAACGTTTTTACCATTCAGCAGCACCTCGTATAATTTATTTTTTAATATCGTGATAACTCGTTATATTTACGCAAATTGTTCGATAGAGAATGTCTCAGACACTAACCAAGCAGGAATAATAATCGGTGTTTCCGGTTCGTATACCGTCTCATCACGCTCCGCTGATCGAATTGATTCGGACGTTATCTCTTTCGTATACTGCACCATTTCGCTAACCATTTTCTTGAAGTCAGCCTCTTTGCGCTTGATATTCTCGGCGGTTGCACCCTCTCGGCTTGAAGTAATCATATGAACGTTTACCGGTTTTGTCTGTCCGAAGCGGTAGCAACGACGTATTGCTTGGAATACTTGCTCGAAGCTATCGGATAAGCCTACGAAAGCCATATCAGCGCAGTGTTGCCAATTCATCCCGAATCCTGCAATTGACGGCTTCGTAACAAGTACTCGAATCTTACCGGCTGCGAAATCTAGAATTGCCTTTTCTTTATGCGCTGGCTTATCGCTACCCTTAACCTCTACAGCATCCGGTATTAGCTTCTTAAGCATAGCGGACTCGTCATTCAAATCGCACCATACAAGGAACGGCTGATCGGATGCATTTACGATTTCAGCGGCAGCCTTTACGCGATCCTCTATAGTTTCACGGCGGGCCTTCTGACGTTGCGATAACGTATTCCCGACTTCTCCTTCGACTTCAATCACGAAGTCATTAATCGTTAGTGGAGGAAGATCATAGCCGTCATCCGCGTATCCTAAATCGGATGGCTTCTCCAAAACTACGCCCCAACTCGCTACCCATTGCCAGAAGTCGTCTTCTGCGTGGCCCTTCAAGCGCCACTTACTCGTATCTCCGCCATCGTGAACGAAGAACATCGATAACATCTCAGTCCGGTTCATTACTCCCAAGAACTCCGCATGATTCCCTATCTCCATAAAATCGTTAGGAGCTGGCGTTGCTGTACATGCTAAACGGAATGGAGTATTCGCAAATGATTCGATTAGTTCAGTACGTACTTTTCCGGTAAATGACTTTAAGATGGATGATTCATCTAGCACTACACCTTCGAATGTTCCTGCGTCAAAATGTTTTAACATTTCATAGTTCGTAATATTTAATCCTGGCTTAACATCCTCTTGACTACGGCATAAATTAATTTTGTATCCAAGTGCTTCTCCTTCTCGTACCGTTTGGGAAGCTACCGCTAACGGAGCTAGTAGAAGCACATTTCCTCCTGTTTTTCGACGGACGTTCCTAGCCCATTCAATCTGCATCCGCGTCTTACCTAGTCCAGTACCCGCAAATACCGCTGCTCTCCCTCTTCGTAAAGCCCATCGGACAATATCTTTCTGAAAATCAAATAGACTTTCATGTAATGTTGCGCGGTTAATTGTGAATCCTGTAGGCGGCATCGTTGCCCGTTTACCCTCGATAAAAGCTTCGTAATTCAATGTCATTAAGCCACCTCTTTCGGTCTTTGTAATGTAAAGTCCCAATCTTCCGGACTTATTTCGTTCATCCAGCAAGTTTCGATTACCGTGTCGCATTCTAACGGACATTCAAGCGTAATGGTATTCGTCATAATGTCGTTAACTAGTTCGATGGTTTCGGGTGTAAACTGTTCGAGTGGTAC